CAGAAGATCGTGCAATGCAAGTACAACAAGATTCAAGAATCTTTAATATTTTTACAGAGTCCACAGAAGGTACAGATTATTATGCTGGTGGTCCAGTAAATCCTTCTATATCAATGTTTGAGTTAATGAGTTCATCATTCTTAGTTATGGCGGGTTCTATTAAATCTTTAACAAATGAAGAGAGACAAACAGAGGAACGTTTGTTACGTGCAGTAAGTGATGCAATGATATATTCTACATCTAAATCTGCATTTATTGCATCACAAGGAAATCCTTTTTTGGGTCTTATTGTAGAAGGTTATCGTGCCCATCAAAGTGGTAGGCCCATACCATTTCCTTCTGAGCTTATAAATCAAGCAGAAAAGAATGGTAATCTTGAAGAAGTAATAAAACTTTACAACCTTGCTCCAAGAGATCCTACACCTGGCAGACCTTTGAGCAGCACAGGAAAGTATTATTCTTTTGCAAGAACAAAAAAAGGAATGTCGGGATATTTAAATTATTTATTACATCGTGCTATTGGACTAACAGCTTTTTCGGAAGTAGCATCAAGATCAGGTATTGCTCCAGCTGCAATGACAAGAATGAATAAAGAAATGTTGCGTGCATCAATGTTTGCGGCAGAAGATATGACAATGCCTAGTCCTACAGGAGAAGGGGAAGTATCAATACCGACCGAGTCTGTGTACTTGAAGTCACTTAATAAACAAGACCTCGATGTGTATCGTGACTTTGCATATGGGTTGTATATGTTTGGCTTGTTGACTCCTGTAAAGGCTACAAAGAAAAATGTTATGATGGAAAGGTTGTTGAGAAATACATTATCAGAGATTAAAGATATAGAAGAACGTACCCAACAAGAGAAGTAGATGGAACATTACAAACTATTAGAATCTTTTGATACGGAAGTGGGGACTAGTTTTATTGGCTTTGACCTTACTCCTACATCTAGAGGGTATCGTTCGTATCCTACTCTGTCCGGTACGTTATCTGCGTTGTGGATTTATGGTGATAGTTTGAGTTCAGCCAACAGTTTAACTGTGCGTGTTACAGAAGATGCAGAAGGAGACAGGTGTATCATTGGAGATACGCAAGTAGGATTCTCTACTGGTATCACAACAGATACAATGACTAGCTCAGTCATAAAGATTGAGATCGAAGTCGCAGATACTTGGCCTGCAAAAGTATGGGTCAAGACAGACACAGGAACATTTAATGTTCGTGAAGTCAAGATTACCTGGAGAGTATAATGTCTGCAATACCCAGTAATGTAGATGCGTTTGGTACATCAAGTGGAGCCTTTGGTACAGGTAGTGTAGAGTCAGACCTCAGTACACAAATCAATGGTGTTACACAGACTTTCGTGACTCCATTAGCCTTTAATATGGATACGTTGGTGATATATTACAATGGAGTGAGACAAAGAACAGGGGTGGAAATCACTGTTGTCGATGCTCGGACATTAACAACAACATTTATACCTGAGATTGGCACCACGTTGGTCGCAGTGTATCAGCCTTTATAGGAGACTAACATGGCTATTCAACTCGTAAGAAATCAGCTTATAGATTCGATCATTAACGTAGACAAACTACTTGATGGTGCAGTATCTTATGCAAAGATTAACTCTTCAGACATTGAGACTACCCTTGTCGGTAGTGCATCTAAACTTGCATCCGCAGCAGCAATCAAAACTTATGTTGATGCTCAAGTACCTGATTCATTTTCAGGTGGTGATGGTATTGCTATTGATTCATCTGGCGATCCTGATGTAATCTCAGTGGATCTTGCTACAAATCCTGGTATGCAGTTCACCAGTGGAAAGCTTGATCTTAAACTTAAAAGCGAATCCGGTGGTACTTTTACCAAAGATGCAGATGGTATATACATTGCTGATTCCGCTATTGGAAATGCAAAGCTGGCCAACTCTACTATCTCAGGTGTTGCTCTTGGTGCGAATCTTAATGCTTTGAGTGCAGGAAATGGTTTGTCCATGACCTCATACAATGGTTCTGCTGCTGTATCTGACTTGACTATTGATCTTTCCGGATCTACTCTTACAGTGGGAGCTAATGGTCTTAAGGTATCTGATGGTGGAATCGACACACTTCAGGTAGCCAATGCTGCTGTAACTGAAGTCAAGGTTTCCTTTGCTCCTCAGCTTGATGACTTTGCTACAAACGGTGTCCTTACTGCGTTTGCTTTAAGCCAGGCTGTTGCAACTGGTTGGGAAACTGGAGTAGACATTTATCGTAACGGTGTATATCTTAAACAAGTACAATCAAATCCATCCGGAGTTGATGAATACACAGTAGTCACATCAGGTGGAACAACAACCGTAACATTCGGTACTGCTCCTGCTGCTGCTGATTACTATGTAGCTCGTTACATGGCATAACAGTTAGTTCTGTAGTCCTCCCCTAGCATACTAGGGGAGGCATTTTTTTTGGAGGTAACATGACAAAAGAAGAATGGTTAAGACATATCCTCGGTCAAGGTGGCGCCTTGACTATAGCGTGTGCTGCACTTTGGTACATTTCTCAGCTATATGTGGATCAAATAAATGTTATGATGCAAAGGTGTGATAGTGATAGAGTAATGTATCAAGACCACATGGAAAAGTTGTCAGATAAGTTAGATGATATATCAAGAGACGTGAGAGATATTAAGGATGCCCAAGCAGATAAATAAAAAGAACATGAAGTGCAATCGTCCAAGAGCATTACGCAAAGGCGAAGCAGGTTATGGAAAGAAGAAGAAGGTTGTACTCGGATGCAAGTCAGGCCGACAGGCATTGGTAAAGTACGGTGCAAAAGGATACGAGCATAACTATTCTGATAGTGCAAAATCATCATTTCGTGCGCGACATAAATGTTCATCGAAAAAAGATCCTACAACAGCAGGGTATTGGGCTTGTAAAGATTTATGGCCTGGTGGAAAGAAAACAAAAAGACCTGGTGCAAAGAAGAAGACAAGGAGATAATATGAGTTGTGGTTGTAACAATGGAGGAAACATGTACGGTAAAAACAAAAAGACCAAAGCAAAGAAAGCATACAGTGGGACTAAGGTACGAAAAGGTGGGATGAAAAAACCATCGGTCAAGTTTCGTGGCTATAACTACAAGGCATACTAATGCCAAAGATAGATATAACTCCTGCAAGCTGGATACAAATCTTTGCATTGATTGGAAAACTTGTGAACTATGCACAAGGTGGATTCACACACAAAGAAAAGGAAGAACTTGTAAAAGACTTGCTTGAAGTTTTGGGTGTGCTTGCTGCTGACATTGGCGAGGATTTACATGCCGAGAGGTAAACGTAAGATTGATAAGATTATCATACACCATAGTGCGAGTCCGGTGTCTACTACTGTCGATCAGATTGACAAGTGGCACAAGGCTCGTGGTTGGAGAGGTATAGGTTATCACTATGTTGTCTTGGAAGATGGTAGTGTTGGAGAAGGTAGGCCCATAAATAAACGTGGCGCTCATACTCTCAACCATAACTCACACAGTATTGGTATCTGCATCACAGGAAACTTTGAGGATTATCATTGTCCAAAGCCTCGCTTTGATAAGCTGATGGCTTTTGTTACAGAGTTACTTGATAAGTATAAACTTGGATGGTCCGAAGTACATTATCATCGTGAGTTTGCTGCAACAAAATGTTGTGGGCACTTTCTTATTGAACAAATAAAGCAACACAAGAAAGGCCGGACATGCTGAAAGAGTTTTTGAAACGTCATCTTGAACATGGACAAATGAAGCAGGTTGCAATACGAGCTGGCTTGCATCAAAACTCTGTGTACGCTTGGGTCAAGGGAAGGAACCAACCTTCTGTGGTTTCTTTGATATGGTTTTTTCGTGCGTTGTCTCAGATAACAGACAAAGATTATGTGTTGTTGTGGATTGAATATTTATTTACATTAGAAGGGAGCAAAGATGCCCAACAAGAAGTACAAGACTGGTTACAAAGTCAAGTCAACAAAGCCCAAGAAGAAAGTCATTAGGAAGAAACGTGGCAAAAGATAGCTGTTACAAAAAGATCAAGAAGTCTTACAAGAAGTTCCCTTCCGCTCGCGCAAGTCAGGCCATAGCCAAGTGTCGGAAAGGCAAAGGCCAAGTACGAAAGACAGCAAAGGGTAAGTCTCTCAAGCGATGGGAGAAAGAGAAATGGAAGGACACGAAAACGGGTCGGGCTTGTGGAGCTGGAGGAAAGACAGAGTATTGTAGGCCCACAAAAAAGGTGTCGAAGAAAACTCCAAAGACTGCATCGCAAATCTCTCCTGCAAAGAAGCGTGCGAACATCCGAAGAAAGTCACAAGGCAAGCGAGCCAAGAAAGCATAGCTTACAGGTCGGGCAAGAACGGAGCTTGTTTATAGATGGTCGGTGTCTTTGGTTCGAGCATACGTTGAGATATAGCGTATGAGTAGTATTGTTCCAAGTCTGATCTGGTCGGAATCTGTTTGGTCTTACCTATGTATCCATGCACTTCGGATTCCTTTAGAAACTTTACACCTTCTGCATCTGCGTTGGGTGCTTTGATGCGATGAACATACATAGACTTGATACCAGCTACGAACATGTCTCCATTGTACCAGTAGTGTAGTCCTGTCGGTATATCTACGTACACTATATAGTTGGGTACGTGTACCAAGTACTCTGCGTATCCCATGGTTCCGGTCTGTATTATCTCTGCAAAAAATGTAGGGTATCTATCTCCACACCTGGCAGACTTGGCTTCAATGGTACGTATGTCATTCCCAAGTTCAACAACGATGTCATATGGCGTAGCCTTGTTTTCAGGCAAGTGTGCATACATACCATCGTACATAGCAAAGAGAGAAAAGAAAGAATCGCTGTGATTGTTTAACATGTCAATCACAGCGAGTTCGGAGACGAGTCCAGTTTTGAGTAGACTAAGAAAGGATTGGTGGTTCATGTTGTTCGGGTGAGAAGTACCATCCTGCTCTGTTCTCTCCATTGCGACGACAACGCTTGCCATTGTTTTGTAGCTCACATCCCATACGTGCAAGAAGAGAAGGGTAGAAGTTCGGATAGGATACAGGTTTGATTGTGCGTCCGTTGTAGACTATCTCAATCATATCCGATATGATGAAATACTGTCCAGCCTTTTCATCAACAAACTCCTGAATAAGTGTATCGTGTATCCCAGTCACAGTATGAGACTCGTTGGTCTTTCGTGATAGTGTCTGCTCTTCGGGTGTGAGCCACCATTGTACACCATTTTTGTATGCAGACACAGCTTCTGCCCATAGCTGATCTCGTTCGGATGCCAAGTCAGCTGGATTGAAAGCCATGTAGTCTTCCTTTCCAATGCACTCCACAAACCAATAGCGACGTGAGCCTGTACGGTCTTTGAAGATTGCAACATCATCATCATTAGCACTACCAAGACACAGCGAAGAGCGGTCTACCTTTACTTCGTACTTGTCATACGCACGTCGGAACGTGTCT